TATATTTCAACCCCTCACCTACATATAAATTATTAGTTGAAAATCTAAAACTTTCTGAAATTAAATGTGTTTGGGTATCTGCTGTGACTGTGTATGACGGTACTTGCCAACTACAAGTATTATCTCCATCTACTCTTAAAAATTTAGTTGTTCCTGTTACCCCTGTTGAAGCTACTTCTGTTCCCTCTAAATTACAGGCAAATTCTATACTATCTGTCCCACTATTTCCTGTTACTGCAATCCCTGTTCCTGCTGTTAATGTTAACGTGTCTGTATCACTATCAGCAACAGGGTCAGTTCCACTTGGACAATCAATAGTTGAAAAGGCGTTTGTTGCTGCTGTTGGAAATGCTGAAAATTCTAGTTTCCCTGTTGTTCCTTTTGATATCAATGCTAAATCAACTGAAGAAGCTGTGTCAGTAGTTACAAACGTCCACCCTGTATTTCCATCAATTACGGCAGGTGAGTTTGTTTGAACTAACGTTAAATTCGTTGTGTTGTCTGTTGCACTATCATAAAGCACATAATTCCCTGCACCACTCACTGAATTCAATGCTGCTACTGTATCGTCAATAATACTTTCAACATTATCTCCGGATGAAATTGCAACTTCTATTAATTGGTCGTAACCGTCAGGCAATGTTAATGTTCCGTCTGTGTCTACGTTATACCAAACACAAAATAATTTACTCAGTTGTTTAGAGTAAATTGAAAAATACTTATTATTTGTTACACCACCTACATCAGAAGTTGGAGTTATAACGGTGGAATGAGAAGTTAACCCCTCAACATAACCAACCGTGTTATCTTTTGTTTTTGTTAAAACACTATTTTGTGGTGCTGAACTGTGTTTTTGTGGCTTGTGTAATTGTGTCCCTGTTTGCTCCGAATGTAAATTACTCATAGTTTAGTAAAAAATTATTCCACCTTTTTTATTTGCTGCACTTCCATCATTGATAATATCTGTGTCGTGTGTATTATCTCTAAAAGTTGGATAGTTATTTATATTTGTTGCGTCAGTTAAAAAATCTAACATATCTTGTAAGAACAATCCTGCTTTTCTTTCAACATCTATCTTCATCATATTAAACTCTGCCGGTGTTACTTTTACGCTATAATCATCTATGTTTGTCATAACACCACTAGAAGTTACATTATTTTGTATTTCGTTCATTGCTTCTAGTTTAACAAACCACGCTAAACACCGTGTTAAATAATCGTCCATCAAAAGTTGGTTTGCTACTGTTAACACTCCACCGCTATCGTGTTGTGTTACAAGTTCCTCGTAAAACTCTCTGCTTAAAGGTTTTTCTAAATGAGAAATTTCTGCTATTTTAATAATACTGCTTGTAAGAAGTGCCGTATCAAACACTTGACTAACCATTGAAATAGAAATAACCTCTGTTGCAAGAATCAAAGGGTCTAAATTATTAATATTGTTATAAGCCATTACGAGCTAACACAAAGAATTTCAATATCACATAAATCACCGTTTGACTTACCGGAACATTTAGTCATATCTTCTAACGTTCCCATTGTAACCGTGTTAACTGCATCCATCTGATTATTCATAATTACATAACTTTCTAAAGCATTTAATTTTACACTATAATTTTCTGCTGCTGTTTGGAAATTTAACTGTACATAGTTAGTATCATCTAAATTCGTTATTCTTAAATACACTATACTATCTCCAACAACTTGTCCTGCCTCGTCATTTGCTCCAAAAAGTAAGATATTTGCCTGTGATGTTGGTAGTGCTAAAACTCTTTGGATTACGTTTCCAACCACCTCGCTTGATTTTGTAACTGTGTTTCCGTAAGTTTGACCATTTAAACTTATGCTTTCCGTTATTGTGCTTGTCAGTTCTACTGCTGTTACTGTTGTTGCCATTTTATTTTACTTTTTTAATTTTCTAATTCTTTTTTTTCTTCAACTGTTGTTTCTTCTTCAGGTTCTTTTAAATTACTTAATTTATCATAACCGTCTTTTACTTTAAATCCTAACGCTTCTCTTAATTCATTAATTTCTAAAACTGTATCAACTTTTATATCACTCATAAAAGAAATTGGTGGTTCGTATTTTATTTCTAAATCTGTAACATCAAAACTGTTATCATTTAAAACACTTTTTATTGGGTTAAATAATAAATTCATTGTCCCCCTAATTACAGTTGACATAACCATTTCATAAGCAATACGAATTTCATTTCCCTGTGAACTCATTTTGCCACTACTAACAACTCCACTTAAACTTGGTTGCCATCTATGAGCAGTTATAATATTTTGGTTTGTAATTTGTTGTAACTCCATAAAACTTCCGTCTTGGTTGTCGTTTATAGTTGTTACCGTTGCAGGACTTGTATCACCATTTTTTACTAGAAAAAGTATCTTGCCATTATTCCCCTCTCCTGTAAATCTATTTCGTGCCTCTGTTACAAAATCTTCTGCTTCCTCGTCACTCATATCCCCATTAATTTCAACGATTGAACTAGGTTGAAAGTGCTGTTTGAATTTAGTATTATTCCACCTACCGATTTCATAATTTACGCTAATATCTTCAAGTGCTGCAATGTAATCCGGTAAACCATAATAATCAAACTCAGGTTCATAATCTTTAACGTGTATCACACTTCTTTTATTCCCACCCTCTTTTATAAAATTTGGATAAAAAGGAATAACGTGTGCCTCATCAATTCTTTGTTTGTACTCACTCCAATCTGGGTGTACGATTACATTTTCTTTATCTTTTGCAATCCGTACTTTTGTTGCGTCTATGTGGTAAACACTAACTCCACCATCATAAGTTACAATTTCATAATAGGCGTTTCCAAAAGTGTAATAATCATCTACAATCTTTCGCCATACGGACATAAAATTATCCCCATTAACATCCGTTGCTGTTAGATACTGCAATAACGGTTCGTTTTCTGTCAAAAAGCCACTACCAACTGTGTATGTTACTTTCTGTGAAAGTATAGAACGGTGAGTAGCAGACTTTCGTTTTAAATCTGCTAAATGATTTGGAAAATCATTATCATCACTTTCGCCAAAAGGAATGTAGTCAAATTGTAACTTATCTAAATTCTTTTCTTCTGCTACGTTTCGTTGGGTTGTTAAATTTAAGACATCAAAAGCGACAATTCCGTTAGGACGATTGGTTTTTTTATTTGTCTTTTTTGCCACTTGATAATTCTATTTTTTCAACTTGTGGATGTCCACTATCATATAACATTTTTAATGTTGCCTGTGACATATCTTTTACAGACATTCGCATTTTTTTAAATACTAATCTTGCGTTCTCGCCAACACTTTCTAAAACTTGATACTTGTACTTTGCCATTTCTTTTTTTAATTTAATTGCTAATTCTTTTTGTATTCTGTGTAAATCTGCCCTCTTTTTTATTATGTTCTTGCTGCCACAATTACACCCCATTTTGCAATGATACGACTTATTAATTAAAAAAGGGTTGAGTTGTTATAAAAACTTCCCAACCCCTTTTTAAAACTATAAATTATGCCTATGCCAATGTGTATCCTAATGCTGCTGCAATAGCAGGAGCAGAATCTATTGTAATAGCACCTGTGTACTCTCTTGGATATTCTGCCATAAATCCTTTCAGTTTCACAACTGTTTCGTTAGGGTCTTGTAATCCACTACCTGTGTTTTGTTCTCCACTAGAAAATTCTAAGAATGCGTCAGGGCTAAACACCTCATCATAACCAATACAGAAATGATATGTTGGTGGTGGTGCACCTACACCTGTGTCTGCATAAGTTTCCAAAATCGCAAATAAACCACAAGTGTCTTTCAACTCCTCTAATCTTGCTTGAACTGCTGCTGTTATTTTTGGAACATTGAACCCTACTTCACATTCAACAACTGTTGAACCGTTTTCTCTTGAAGCGTTTGCGGTAAAATATGCTGTTTCTCTATCAAACTCAAACTTCCAAACATTAAACCCTGTTCCACCTGTGCCTGTTATCCCACCGATAGAATTATAAGTATGTGGTGCGATTGGATTCGTTCCTGTTACATTCGCAACCTCTCCCAAGTATATTGTTTTGATACCACCTCTACGATTTCTATCATTACATAATATGGTATGACCTGCTGTTAATACTCCCATTTTATTTTATTTTTTAAAAGTTATTATTTTATGAATTAGAATCAGAAACTACCGTTAACTCTGTGTTCTTAAAGTTAGTACCAATTACGTATTCAAATCTAAATCTATTCATTTTTTGGTCTTTATTGTACCACATATCAGCACCACTTACGCTATCGTAATCAGTTGCAACAACAATATTGTTTTTAACTGTTAAAACAGAAATATGAGCATCAAAATCCTGTGCTCCATTATTACAAGACGCTGCTAATAAAGTTGTTCCTGCTCCACCATCTGCTGCTATAACTGAATCCCATAATCCCAATTCTACAATCGGTATTCCTTGATAAGCTAATACAGGAACTCCACCAACCAATGCCGAATAACTACTGTCTGTTGCTGTTGCTGAAAGTGTTGCTCTGTAATTATCACACATTGAACGAGTAGCAAAGAAAACTAAATCTGCTCTGTTTTCTAATCCCTCACTTGGCATAGCTACTAACTGTGCATCAAATTCTGCTTGTGCAACATTTGCTCCTAATGCACCGGAAGCAATCGCTAATTTTTGTCCTGCTGGTAAACCACTTAATTGAGCAAAAATTCCATTGTAAGGAGTGTAATCTGATGCTCCTACACCTACTGCGTTTGTGTTACCAAACCATAATTGTCTTTCTAAATCTCTTTTAACACCTCTTAACATAATATCTGCCACAATGCTTTGTAACTTTGTGCCGGAAATATCATCTTTGTTGTTTCCTGTTCTTAACAACTCTGCTTTGATAGAGTTCCAAAATGCTCCACCTGCTTGTTCTACTTCTGCTTCCATACGTGCAACAGAGACTGTTCTTTGTGTCATTGTAACACCTGTTGCACCTGTAAAACCACTTGCTTCTGCCTTAGTAATTTTTGATAAGGTAGAAAATTTATCTAGTTGCTGACTAGATTTCACTCCTGTCATTATTTCAAAATAATCTAGTGCTGAATTGCCTACAAATAAAGGTTGCAGGAAATACTTTTGAGCATCTTCTTTTGAATACGTCAGTGCGTGAGTAATTAAATTTGCCATTTCTTTTTAATTTTTATTATTAATTATTTTTATTATTCCATTAATGATTTCATTGCTTCATTCCAACCGTTTGTTTCTTTGCTGTCCCCTTTTAAATTTAAGCTAGGGTCTTTGTCTGCTAAAACTTTATCACTTGTTGGTGTTGCGTTCAACTTATTAAGTTCCTCCACTTTTTCTTGTAGTTCTTTATTTAATATCTCTATCGTACTTTCGTGTGTTGCTACAATAGAAAGCGTGTCAACTAACTCGTCTTGGATGTTTACTGCTTCCCCTATTGTTTGAGATAAATTGACCAATTCTCTTTTCACTGCTTTGTCGTCTAAAATTCTAACTCCTTTTGGGGTGTCTTCTTTTATTCCGGAAATTCTATTTTTAAGATTTGTTAACATTCCTAAAATATCGTCCATAATATTTGGGTTTTGTTTTTTCTTAAAATCAACAACCCAACTCGGTGCGTTAGAAAATACTGTTTCGTTTACTGCTGCAACTTTAATTGGTTCACCAATGTTTGAAATAAAACCTTGCTCCATTGCTTCTGTTGCTGTAAACCACGTTTCAGCGTTCATCATTTCAATTATATCAGTATCTTTAATTCCTGTTCTTGTTGAATAGATACCAACCATTTGTTCTTTAATTTTATCTAACAACTCTGCTTTTTTTGTAAGGTCTTTTGCGTCACCCTGTATTCCAACACTTGGATTATGTATCATAATTAGTGAATTTTCACTTGCACTAACTTCATCACCTGCTAACATAATAACAGAAGCCATACTTGCTGCTAATCCCTCTATTTCTACTGTTATATGTCCTTGATGTTTTTTTAGCGAATTATAAATTGCTATCCCCTCAAACACATCACCCCCTGCTGAATTAATTCTTAAATTAATTGGTGTGGTTTTTCCTGCTTTTGATAATTCATTAACAACTTGTTTAGCAGTAAGTCCACCACTACCAATCATATCGTAAATAAAAATATCTTGTGTATTTTCAACCACTTCTTCTTCTTCTTCTTCTGGTTGGTTTTCGTCCCAACTTATTGAACACATTTCATTATCGTATTCATCAGTAACACATCTTTCCATAAAAGTTTCTTTGTCTTCTCCCTCTTTTGGAACTGCTATTTCGTTTGTTGGTTTGTCTTCTGCTTCTGCTTCTTCTACGTCTTCTTGTGGGTTTGCTTCGTTAAATTGTAAAGTACAGTACTCCTCTCTATCTTCCTCGTCAGAATATTCTTTTGTAGTTCCCTCATCAGACATACAACGAGTTATAAAATCAACTTTTGTTTCGTCTTCGTTTGGTGTAATAGGCATAATTTTTATTTTTAATTTACAAAAATAGAAAAACCGTAACTTTATTCTGCGCAGTTTTTAACGACAAACATTATTCTTAATCTCAAACTTTTTTTGGTATTCATAAATTATTGTCTGTATTTGCCTTTCGCTTAAATTGTATTCAATACTCATATCCATAAACGTATATGTCATATGACCTTTGTTTTTTATTAATTGCTTATAAAAATCATTTACAATTAAAAAGTTTCTTATTGTGATTGGTTTTATTAAACCGTGTTGAGATAAATGTAAAATCAAATCTTTAACCGTTGCGTCTATTCCAAACCTTAAATTTACTTCTTCACTAATAACGTCACAAAAACGTTGTATATCTTTCAAACTATTTTTTTTTCCCATAAGTCATAAATTATTGTACTCCATAATTTAATTACTGTTGTTTGACACTCACCACAATCTAAATCGTCTTTTGTAAATGTTTCCGTCACCCCTGCAAAATGAGTATTGAAATAATTAAATAATTTTTTAATGTATTGTGAATGATGTTTATTGTGTTTAGAAAAGTAATTTGCGTTTTCTTCAAATACCTTTTGAATTTCACCTCTTTCTTTTTCTTTTACTTTTTCTGCAAGTTTTTCTACCATTTGTCTATTGGACAACTTGTGTTCTTTAACGCTACTTTTTTTTGAATGGAACAACTACATTTGGAACAACTGTCCTCATTAAATAACGTTAACCACTTGTCTCTTTTGTGCTCACATTTGTTACAAAATTCTAGTCGTGTTTTTCTTAATTTTTTGTCAGTAAATAGTGCTTTAAACAATTCAAACCCCATTTTTTTTCTTTTCTTTTTTATATCTAGTAAATCCTCTAACTTTCTTTTTTAATACTAATACACTTTACACCTGTGAAAGTCCGTTAAATCGCTTTAAAACCACGTTAAAACGAGTTTTAAGAATTAGAACGTTGCTCTACTTTCTAACACCGAAATTGTGTTTTGTGTGCCTGTAATATCTGACTCTGTTACTGTCACTCTTTGGTGTGAAAGTGCTTGTGCAATTCCTGTGATATCTTCTTCTGTTAACAAACTTCTTGTCTGTGCTTTTGCTAACGCTCCCATCACCAAACCACCGTCTGCAAAACGTTTTCCTCCACCTGCCACATTTATATCACTTAACTGATTTCTAAACATTGCTGTACTCCGTTTATTTATAACTGCCTCACCACCCTCTAATTCTGCAACTGCTCCCCCAACTTTAAATCTTACCCCACCTTGTGCGTGTGATTTCCCATTTACCATTCCACCATCAGCAAGTATTCCACCCCTCTCTCCTTTAAATTCTACTGCGTCAATAGCTTGAATCTGTTTACTTGTTCTGCTTAACTGTGCAATCATTAACCCTGATTTTATAATTGTGTCAATAATAGGGTTTCCTGTAATCTGTCCACTCCAAATTCTCATAATAGCCATTGCTCCTGCCATTTTTGCTTCTGCCTTTTGTAAGTCTTTATTTTTATTAAACTCTGTCTTTTTTAATTCTGTTGTTTGGTCGTCATATTTTTTAGCAATATTTTTTTTAGCTGTTGCTTTTGCTTCTTCCGACATTTTTGAATTTTTAGTACTTTCCTCGTACCTTTGTAATTCTGCTTCTTTTTCTTTATTTAGGTTATGTATTTTATTATCCGATTCCACTTTGTCAAGACTTGCGTTACCGGACATCAGCCCACTGATTGCACTTAACGCACTATCTAGCCCTGCAAACGCTGCTTTCACTCCCTCTCCATACATCATTTTTTCTAATGGAGATTTGCCATCATCATCTTCCGTTTGCTTTTGTAGGGCTGCTAATTCAGCTTTTAGATTTTTAATGTTTTGAAGTTGTGTTGCTCCTAAGGTTTTTTCTGATTCTGCTTGTAATAGTATCAGACTTATTTCTCTTTGTAATTGGGCAACTCTTTCTTTATTGTATTCATCGCTTACCTCTTGTTTCCCTTTTAATATTGCTAATATAGTTTTGCTTTTATTTATCTCTATTTGTAATGATTGTATGTTTTGCTTTGTAACATCTGCACTTTGTCCCTTTGCCTTTTTTTCTAAATCTCGTAACCGTGTAAGCTCTTTTGTTATTGTTATGAAATTAGCACTATTGATAGTTTCTGTTTGTAATATTTTAGTTAACTCTTTTCTTTTTGTAGATATTTTTTCAAGGGTAGTATCTTCTAATTTTAAAGCATTTGCTAATCCCATAACTCCACCACCTTTGCTTGTGCTACCATCACCAATTACGTTATCTATAATATCTCCATATTTCGCTGCCCTTTCGTTAGCTTTCTTTTGTACTTCAATCTGTTTATTTTGAACATCTATTATTGCACTTTCAACACCTTTCTTTTTATTTTTGATGTCCGTTAATACTCCCTCTGATACTGCTAAGATTGTGTTTTGAGCATTTTCTTTCTCTTTGTTTTTTACATTACCTTGGATTAAATTGCCCTCCGCATCCACCATCTGAATTGCATTCTCCTTATTTTTATTCAGTATCTCTTGTTCTTTATTATTATTTGCTATCTGATTATTGATTTCCTTTTGCATACCTAACTCATCCTCTTTCAGATTGTTTAGTTTATCTTCTAATGTTAATTCTTGCTCAATCATTGCTAGAATTTCTTTCTCAGCCATTTGTAAAACTAATCGTGCTTTAATTTTATCAATATGTAATGAAACGGCAGCAGCCATATCTTTTTGTAACTGAGAATAATCTGATGAAAACTGAACAGTTGTATTGTAGGTTTTATTAAATTCATCTAACGACTTTCTTCTATCGTCCTCTGACCTACTTATTGCTAATATCCTTGCTGATAATATTCTTAAATCAGCTATTTCTTGTTTATGATTTTTGTTTAATTCTTCTTGTTCATCAGCAATTTTCTTTTTTGTTTCTATCTCTAATTTTTCTATATCAGTAAGCTCTTTCTTTTTTCCGGACAAAGTAGAAATGAGCATTATTAATGTTGTTACTGCTGAAATAGCTAACGCATAAGGATTCATCTTTGCAACTTGATTAAAAATTCGTTGTTTAATAGTTAAATCAACCACGGAAGCTGCTAATAATTTATTCCTCGCCCAAGCCAACATAGTAACAACATTATATGCTGCCCAAGAAACCACGGCAATTTTAAGCAACCTTGCAATTCCGGATAAGTGAGTAATAAAATAACTCAACATATTTAATAGTTTTTCTATTATCGGTTTTGTCTGTTCCCCTAAAAGAATTTTCTGTTTTGTCCACTCTCCGTTTAATCTATTTTGTGCTTGTGTTAATGTGTCTTGTTGCATTGTTACTGCATTTGCTAACGAACTATTCTCACCATAATCTAAATTAACAGATTGTAATATATTGTCATAATCTTCCAACTGTGCTGTTCCCATTGCACTCACACCTGTTAACGCTCTTATGTTTGGAATTAACTCGGTTAACACATCTGCGTTCTCTGCTCCTGCTTCTGTAATTTTTGTAAGAATATTCATTAACCCTTGACTTCTTACTGCTGTTGTTCCATAACTAATTCCCAACTTATCAAAAGTTGCTTTCGCTTTCTCACTTGGTTTTTCTATTGCAGTAATTGTACTTTTTAGTGCTGTTGCTGCTAAGTCAGTTTTAATTCCCTGTTTTGTTAATTCTGCCATTGCTGCTAACAATTCTTGGTAACTCATTCCTGCTCTTTTTGCGTGTGGTGCAACATTACCAATTGAAACAGATAATTCTTCTACTGTTGTTTTACCAAACTTTTGTGCTGTAAAGAAAGCGTTTGCAATTTTGTTTGCTTCACTTGTTTCTAATTGGAACGCATTCATAATGGTTGTCATACCGTCAACTGCTGTGCTTAAATCAGTAACACCACCTAACGCCAAGTTACTTGCAACATTCATAAATTCTACACTTTCTGCTGCCGGTACACCTGCCGAAACACTATCAAATAACGCTTTGTTTACGTCCTCAATAGCAAACCCATATTCAGCAATAATATTTAACATTCCACTTTGCATTTCATCGTGGAATTGTGTAATGTCATCACTCGTCATTAATGTTAAAACGTTTGTAAAACTTTTTTCAAACTCACCAAAATCAGCAATCAACATTGTAACAACTCTGCTCATAGCAGCAAACGCCATAACTGCTGCACCAATCGCCATTCCTACTGCTGCCATTTTTTCTTTCATTCCACCTAAGGCAGAACCATAATTCCCTACATTTCGTTGATTATGTCCTAACGTTTTATCAAACTCTTTTAACTTATCGTTGTTCTTTTTGTACTCCTCTTTCATCTTTTTAATCTCCTCAGATGAACCTTTCATACCAACCTTTGATGCTTTTAAAGATGTTATAAGTGCTTTGTTTCTTTGAACCAAACTATTATAAGAACCATCTAATTTTTTAGTGGCTGTATTAACTGCTAAAACTGTTTTCTGTTCTTGGTTTCTTTCGCTTCTTAACCCTTTTAACTTAACACGTTTTTCTGCAATAGTTTTTGCATTTTTCTTATCTGTCTTGTCTAGTTTTTTTAACGCTGCTTCGGTTTTTTGAATTTCCTTTTCTAAATTAACTAGCTTTTCTGTTCCTAGAATTTTTAAATCTAATATCGTTTGTATTTTCCCTGCCATTTTATCTTACTTTATTAATGTAGTCCGTATAATCATCTACGTTATTCGCTCCCTCGTTAACTCTCCTAACAGTTGTATATAAGTCCATATAAGCACCTGTATCGTCTGTTGTTACTAAATTAGTACTTTCACCACCTAACTCAATAGAACCGTCTGATTTAACCGTTAAAACGTTTCTTCTATTGTTTTCATCCCAACCACCACCAATAATTAAAAGAGCATCATTATCCTCTTGGTTGTATCTTCCTAACACAACTTGATTTTGTAACCTTGAAATTAAATTATTTCCTAAAACAATGTTACCGTTATTTCTTGGTGCTATATTGTTTGCTCTAATTACCATACTGCTACCCTGTGTTCTTCTTTCTACTGAAAGTTGGTTAGGATTTCTTAATGTTGCAACAGGGTACGGACTATCAATAGTAGCAGTAACATTACTGCTTCCTGCTGAAAAACTTGGTGGGCTTATTAATCTTTCCCCCTGTTGTCCTCTTGTATAATTTACGTTGCTATACGTTGCCAATGTTGGTTGACTTCTGTCTTTTATTTGATATTGTAATAACTCCACTTTTGTTAGTCCATCATCTTGTGGTTTGTAATCTATTATTTTATGTATTTTCCAATAAGAACTGTTTGCTCCACCGTCCTCTGTAATATAAACCATTCGTCTTAAATCTAACTGTGCTATGTCAGTTGGTGTCAAATGAAAGTAAGCAATTTTCATACGTGGTAAAGCAATTAAATCTTGGAATAAAGTATCAAAATATGTTGTAAACAATCCCTCGTAAAATAACCCACCAACAGTTATATCGTGGTATGCTAAATTTGCGTGTTTTTGTCCACTTTTTACAACACCGTCTGTCATATAAGATACTGCTCTTGGATATGTGCTTGTCGTACTATTAGCCCAAGAACCCCAAACGTTTTGTGTTCCTGTGCTTTGCATTCCCTCATAACTTAGTATTCTAATTCCATAACCTGCTGCTCTTTCTGGTTTGTCGTAATTACCAATATCGTCTAACCATTCTTGTACAATTAATGGAATCCACGGTGGATTAGCATCAATCAATTCTACCAACTGATTATCTTTTATCATAATAGTTGGAACAAATAAAGTTGTTCCATACTCTTTTGTTTGGTTTAAATATTGTGCTCCTAAGTCTACAAACTGTGAATGATATGGATATTCAAGCGAAGCGTTTAACGTTTCTTGGTAACCGTCTTTGCTTGGTGGTTGGTATCTGTAAAGTGCGTTTCTTCCAATTAAATCTGTAATAAATTGTGTTGTGTGTGGTGTAAATAAATCCATTTTTTTTCTCCAATCAACTGCCTCTGCTTTTGATGTATAGAAATTTTCATACGGTTCTACATAAACTTTTTTTGTCATTTCGTCTGTAAACCAATATAAATTAAACAACCCTGTTAAACCACCAATAAAATCTTTTTGTGTTATATCACAAGGCAAAAAATCACCCCACGCTACTGAATCACCATATAAAATACCGTTTCCTGTTGTAACTTTAAACTTTGTTTCTCTTGCTTTTGTTCCTGTCATATCTGTTGTTTCCCACGCTGCATCCCACTTTGTAAAATCTCTATCTGCCACAAACGCATAACTATAAAAATCACTATTGTTTTGTCTTATATTAAATGCTTGTACTACAATGTGTGCTCCGGCAGGAATTGTTCCTGTCCACGTTAAATCAACTTCTTTATAATGAAACGTTCTGTGGGTTTGACTACTTGGAGTGCTTACTGTGCTTGTTGCTAAAACAGTTTCTGTTCCTGCGTTTGTTGCTGCTGTTACTCCTGTCCAAGTGTTGTCAGTATAGTTCCACCCACTAGCACTTTCAATCATTACTAAATTTGTTTTTACTTTTGCTCTACCGTCACTTACTGCTGCTTCCCATTTATATAAAAGATATGACATTTCAACCGTTATTGTATAATCTGCTGTTGCAGGACATACCCACCTGTGCCACGTCATAGGATAAGTACAATAACAGTGAGTAACTATTCTTTCCTTTTCCCCTGTTGATATTGCATTATTTTGACTAAAACCATTTATTCCATATTCATCTGCAGCACACCATTGAGAAGTGTATAAATCTTGGGTATTATAAACGTCAACAATTTCTTCATTAAACATTCCGTATCTGTGTCCCATATATTCATCAGCTATTGGTGGTGAATAACTCCAAGACACTTGATTTAAGGGCTTACAATGATTGACAGTTGCTCGTGGTTTATTTGGGTCATAACAGGGGTCAGGATAAGTTTCTTCGCAATCAACCCACTTCCAATTAGGAGACATATATCCGCCACAATTATGTAATGATGTTGCTTGGCTATTCCCACGTCCGTTGTCGTGGTAAAAATTTGCTTCTGCAACAACAACTGTTGTGCTTGGTTGTCCACCCCCCAATGTTTGTATGTTACCGTGATTAAAACGTGTTGGGTCGGTTGGCATAATAAGTTTCTTAAAAAACTTATCTTCCATAAATTTACTCACCACCTCATAACCTGCGTCTTTAAAAAAAGCGTACACTAATTTCTTAATAAAGAATGATGGAGTTTGTTCCATTAAGTGCATTTTTTTCCACGTTGGAATAGAATGGTTGTATCCGTATTCTCCCCAACAAATATGTGGAAGACAAACAGTATAGGTTGGAATTGTGGTTGGGTGATTTACGTCATCAACGGTTACGTTGTTGTTATACCAAGCCCACATTCCATTGTCCCAATTATGCACACTATGATAATCAGGGTCTAGTAATTCGCACATCATTTTTCCATCCATAATAGCTGTCCAATTATTACTATCTCCTAAAATTGTTATTGTGTAACCAACTTCTTTCTGTCCTTTTTGATAACCCTTTATTGTGAACGTTCCTGTTAACACAACAAAACCGTTTATTCGTACTCTACATTTTATGCTATTATCAACAAACTGTGTAATATCCTTTAAATTGTCTTTTAAAGCGTGTTTAAGCAACTTATTATTATGTTTGGTAGCAGGTATATCAAACGTCTTTGTGTACGACCCTTTGCTGTCGTTTAACGTTTCTATGTTTTTAACTCCGTATTGTATAGATAATGGAAAATTTTCACTTTCATAAATATCTAAAACTCCTGTATCATTTGCAGAATCAATCCCACTACCACCACCATACAGTATTTCTAATTTAACTTCTTTGTAAGCCATTAAATTCTATTTGTTGTTTTTGGGTTTGCGTATTCTAGTTCTAATTCTATTTTGCTAAGTGAACTCCCTCGTTTTTTTTCTTGGAAACTTGGCGACCTAACAATAACAGGAGTTAATTTCCAAAAGAAAGCAGAAAGATTACTGCCTTTATCTTGGACAAACACTTCTGTTGAATTTATGATATTGCTTAACCATTCTAGCGTTTCTTTGGTTTCCCAACCGGAATAAATTTTCATTCTTTTATTGCTATCTACATTTACTTTGTGTGTTCCACTACTTTGTTGATTAAACGTGTTGTTGTTGTACCAAGAATAACCACTCGTTGTTGTGTCTTCGTTACGGTGTCGCCTGTGTCCTAATGGAGATTGAAAACGTTTGTACTTGGAAAGAATTTTTATTGAGTGTGTTCCTTTAAACGTATAGCAATCAACACCGTTTCTATTATTTCTCCACCACAACCTAACGTGTTCCTCACTACACCCACACGTTGTAAAAACAGAAGTATAAGTTTCACTCACATCAGCCCAAGGATATGTTCTAACCATTCTATATTCAAATTTTGCCCAACCATTTGTTGCAGACCAAAATGAATTTAATATACCTAAGTCGTCAAGTAAACTTTTTATCTGTGGTGCACCTATTCCAAACTGATTAACTCCATAAAACTCTGTTGGGTAACTAACAGGAACGTCAGTGTGTACCGTTCCGTCTTCTCTATAAATATTTAGATATAATTGTAACTCTCTAATATCTGCTCCAAACGAAATAATTTTATCGTCTTCTATACATTCCTGCGTTACTAATGGTTGGTCTGTCATAAACTTACAGGTATCTCTTCCATTCCAACTTCCTAATATGTGCCACGTTTTATAAAATTCGTGCTGTGGTAAAAGCCACGTATCCTCGTGGTCAACCCCACCGTCTATTGCATAAAATTCAGAAAATCTTTGCCAATTATTTATGTTTTGGTTATACGATAATTCCCCTTGTGAATTTATAGTTTCCTCTGTCATAACTAACCTACATTTTATTCTATGATTTTTACCATACGACCAATTATTTCCTGTTATCCCTGCTGAATTTAACACGTACATATCTTGTGCTATTTCCCACCTTACAAAATCTGTACATAATTGGCTAACGTCAATCAACCAAAAATTCATATCCCATTCTATCGGTTGTTTAAGGTGGTTTGTTACTATCCCCCACGTTAACGTTATTGGGTCTTGTATTTCTAAAACGTAAACTATATTTATTGTGTTATTATTATTGCTTTGATACATAAACGGAAACGGTCTACTTGTATCATACCACGCTGTATAATTATTAATTGCATTTATCATCTTACCTACTTAATTTATTTATTATTTGGCTAAATTCTTTTCCCATTTGAAAGTCAACAATGGTTTGTATTTTTGCCCTGCTTTTGTGTATTGCCTTGTCTACAAAATTCATACGTTTGAAATCTCTTTTTCCTTTCCTTTGTGGCATTCCTTTTTTAGCGTGTACTGTTGCTATCGCAAACGCTATTCCACGTATCATTTCATCCCCACTTCCAATTCCTTTTCTTATTAACCATTTCATTAAACCCTCTATTCTTGGTCTTGCATAAGGGTTTTTTATATGTCCTGCTGAAACACCGTAATTTATAAACCTCCAATAATGGTTTCCCTGTATTCTAATTGTGGGTTGAAACCCTGTAAATTCTTTTTGTCTTAAACTTGAAATTAAACTTCCACTTCTTTTTGTTTGTCCTTGTCTTAACAATTCTTTTCCAAGTGCAATTCTATATTGTAACCCAATTCTTTTCAATGACATTAAACTAATCATTGCTCATACGTTAAACAATGAGTAAATTTATTAATTTGAACTGTACATATAATACCAACTAATGCGTCATTGTATTCCTCATTGATACGTTCTACCGTCCAAGACCCTGTTAATATATACCTATGCTCAAACCCAAAAGAAAGTGCCTGCATAGTTTCTTTAAATTGGTTTAATAGCTTGTCGTATGTTTCTTCTAACATTTGTAATTGTGACCCTACTCCTGCTGCTAAATCTGTTCTAACATCTACAATTTGGTAACAATGAAATACACACGTCATTGTTTCATCATTTTTATAAGGACTAATAAAAGCACTTGTTGGTGGTAATAATAATATAAGTGGATAATTAGTATTGTGACTTGCGTTTACCATTCCTAAATTGCCAAACATATATGTATTAAACCAACCAACTCTCGCTGTGTCAACATCTGCACTTAAATTTCTTAAATCTCTTAGTAAAGCCATTTGTTTTTATTTTTAATAATTCATTCCACCACCTTTGTTTTTTGCTGCTCTTTCTGCTGCTTTTTGATACTGCACTTCGTGTTCAATATTTGCACTTTCCCAACTCATATATGTCAACACTTCTCTTAATCCTGTTTCCTCTACGTTCTCAATACTGTTAAGACCGTTAGACTTATTAAACACCCCTTTTTCTGCTACTCTGTAGATTGAGTTGAGCCACCCAAATCCTGCAATGATGTGTCTAACCTTTGCTGCTGTTCTGTCTTTTTCTGTTTGTCCGAATATATTTGGGTAAGTTTCTGTAAGGAACTTATCCGTTTCTGCAAAAAAAAAGTTAATTTCATTACTGTGTCCATTGTAATATCTTTAAACAGTTCTGCCCTTTCTTCTATATTGTAACTTTCTTTTTTTTCGTTTTTCTTTCTACAACAATAAGCAATTTGATTTGCTAAAATATCAAACCGTTTATCGTTATCGTTTGCTAACACTTGCTCATATTGTTTTAGTGAAGCGTATTCCCCAAACGACATTCCCTCAAAGTTATATTTTGGAAAGTAATATGTTTCTCCTTTGTGTTTAAATTTGTGTTCACTCCAATCACCATCAAAATCATTTTGGTCTAGCATATTATTAAAGACATTAACTATTTTTTCTGCCTGTGTGTATTCAATTCTATCAACATCCTTAGGACTTAACCCTAACAGTTTTGCAACTAACTCTTTTGTTAAATTTATTTCGTCATTTACATACGCATCAATTTCCTCGTCTTCTGTTGGTGGTTTGTCTAAATTATATTTACATAAAATTTTCCATATTGCACAAAACTCATTTAACGTTAACTCGCTATATGATTGTGGAATTTTAACTTGTTTTTTATCTACTTCTATAACTATCATAATTTTGCAAATTTAATTTATTAGTTTGTTTTATTCACGCACTTTTTACTGCTAACCAAAATATGTTATCTTGGTTTTATTTAATTCAAAATAACACCTCATCATTAAAGCGTCAGCAATATCAGGTGAACGACCTAAATGTTCTTTCATTTTATCTTTACCAACAATATTTAATTTATTGTCTTTGTCCACGTCTTTCATTTGTATTATTTCCAACTCTTGTATAATGTCTTGTTTATACTGTGTTTCTTTAATAAAAATTTCTCCTTTGTTTACCTTATCAGCGAATTTATAATAACATTGCGTTTTAAGGTTTTGATAGTTCTCCTTACCCAATGCTTTAGAATTATTAATAAAGCCCTTAGAACCTCTTAAAATGTCTTTTAAACCACCACCCACACCGTCTTCGTCTAACACAATATTACTTCTTTGTACTTTGTGTTTTTGTGCTGTGTCTAATACGTGTGTTTGTAGTTTGTCAATTCCAATCTTATTGTACTTAATTATCTTAACCACAACCCAACCACTCCACACACAAATAACAGAACTGTCTTTTCCAAAACGTGCCACATCAACGCTTATATATTTTTCACCCTCGTTAATATAAGTGTTGGTGAAAAGATTAATAATATTATCATATTTAAACAACCTACCCTCTGTGTCGTCATACTCCCAATTTCCATACAACAATCTTTCCTTTGTTATTGTGTCCATCTTACTCAACGTTTCAATGTAGTGTTTAGAAATATTTGGGTTGTCTGTAACCAACGATTGTAAGAACCGTTTATCTTTACCTAATATGTTTTGTTTGTTTGGAATATACCACTCGCTGTACAACCAATTCTTTGCAGGGTTACAGGTCAACAATAGTTTTGGAATAAGGTTATTTTCATCTAACCTAAATCTTATTCTACTTAAAACAATGTTTTTTGCTTTCTGTGTTATTTGGTTTGCTTCATCAATAAACGCTCCGGTTAATTCAAGTGAACCAAGAGAATCAAAGTTTGGGTCGCTAGGAAAAAGGAACATATCTTTCAATAAAATTTCTGAACCATTGTAGAATTTAATTATATTACTCTGTGCGTTAAACATATAGTGTTGTCCACTTTTTATTTCCCACTTTCCACACACTTCAAAGAATGTGTTTAGTGTTGTTTTTTTTAAAGCGTCTAATCTGCTTCTTCCTAAAAGATAACGTGTGGTTGGGTACTGTAAACAACTAATGATTAACCACGCACAACCACAAAAACTTTTACCACCACCTGCTCCACCACCAAACAGTAATTCGTTAGTTGTATTGTCGGTTAAATATGTTAATGCTTTTTTTTGTGTGTCCGTAAACTTAGGTGTTATCTCCACCGTCTAAATTTATGTTAATTTTTATTGGCTCGTTACCACTGCTAATATCTAACTCTTGTTTTTCAACGTACCCTCTGTGCTTTCCACGTGTCTTTAAAAAGAATATTAACTCCGGTGTTGAACCCTTTTTAATTTTCTTTATCAATTCGTTTTCCCCTAAGTCTAAATACTTCTCACGTATGTCCTCACACACTTCTTTTAACTCGCTGTAACGGTCTAAGTAATTGTAAATAGTCTTACGTGTACAACCTAACGTTTCTGCTGCAATAGAAAGAAACCCACCTGCACTCTCTAATGCCTGTTTGACTTGTTCTATTGTGTATTTATTTTTGTTTGCCATCTTTCATTATTTGATATAAGTAATATGTTATAAGGAACAGAAAAAAATTAGTTATCATTACATTTCTTTTTTATTAATATATATAACGCAAACAATAGATTAATTGCTATAACTACTGCTAGTGCTTTCCAATCAATCATCTTTCTTCTTTTTTATATATGTATAATAATGTGAAATATTCCCATTTCCTTTTATGTGTTTTTCTATTGTTTCTTTATCTAATGTATAATGTTTTTTTACAAACTCAGGATACGTTTCTTTTATTCCTAGTTCTTTTTTTGACATTTTCATTTTGGGGTTTACTTGTTTGAAAACGTGTTTTTTAATTTGAGTTGAAATATACATTCCTATTGCTACTCCTGCTGTTATACAACAAACAAACGATATTAGATTTAGTGTCATTTTTTTAAAATTTATATGTTAATCCTATTTTGAAATCTTTGAAATTCCAACTTGGTTTAAACGTAAACACCAACACTCCTTTCCAAATCTTTATCTTAAACATTCGTCAGGTATATTCAGTGCCTCTATTATAGCAAACTCTATTGTTTTGCTTGGGTTGTTAAACCCTGTTAATTTATGTATCTTAGAACGTAACTCTTTCCATCTTCTGTACGTTTCTTTTGTTACCTTAACTTTAATTTCGTAGCTATAATCGTTATCCGCCATTATACCATTGTAATCTTTGAAGGCGTTCCCATTACTGCTGGAGTTGGATTATGCACTATCTTTGTATAAGTTGTAAAACCATTTGCATGATTATTCTCATCTTGTACTCCCATAATTTTTAGAGTTACTGTGCATACTTTAAACTTCCCACTGTATTTCTTTGTAGCAGGATAGTCAAACTTTTCTAATTCTTCAGTTATAAATCTTAGTACGCCTTCGTTTGTCATTTTTAAACCAGTTAGTTTAAGTCCTTGAACAAAGCTTTCAACTTCTAAGAACGTATCTTTAAAGGCAGGGAAT